TGTTTTGCAACAGGATGAACGGGTCTACTCATACAACCATATCTAAGTGCATCATAAGCATGGTCTTCTGCATGTGTATCTACATCTTCAGGATTATTTTTATCAACTGGTAACATAGGCATTGTTCTAATTAAGTTAATACAGTTGTCAAATATAAATAAAGATGGATATCCTGTTTCTTCGTCAGGTCTTAATCTTTTGTGTAATTCTAATTTACCTGCTACTCTACTTCTAGGTGTTCTATCAGATGGTCTCCAACGACATCCTTCTTGTATCATAGTCTCTGCAATACTCGGTCCTATATCACCTCGTCTTGCCCAAGTAGAACTATCAAGAACTCCGTATCTAATATATTCACCATGTTCTTGTTCTAAAACTTTTCTAGCAAAAATATCTGCAGTAATTTTTTGTGTATATAATTCTCTGTACACAAATATATTATTATCAAAATCTATAGCAAACCATAAACAACAAGCAGGTGAACTATATCCCCAGTCTGCTGCTCTAAACCTCATCCAGTTTCTAGGAATGTCAAAAGGTTTGATAACATGTAACTCTTTACTAAACTCTGGAAAAGAAGAATCTTCAAATGCTTCCCAGTTACCATCTAAGAATTGTTTTCTTTGTACTTCAGGTAAAGATGCTAACATTGCATAGTAATCATCTGTTTGCATCAAGTAAGGGTTATCTTGAAGTTTAGCGGGTATAAATCTTCTTGATATTTTTTTAATGCCTGTTGGTGTTTTAATATCTATATCAAATTTAGTATTAGGTGTAGAGGGGTCAACAAACATTTCTTTAACCCATTGCGAACCAACATTTCCGGGATTGCCTGTTGCTCTCATGTAGACAGGTATCTCAGGGTCAACACTTCGTAAAGAAGACCGAAGAAAATTATATATATCTTCGGTAGGATATTGCGGTAGTTCATCTATTCCAATCCAAGTATATGATTGTCCTTGGTAGCGTAAAGCATCAGTTAAGTTTTCCGCATATCCAAACTCTATTCTAGCACCTGATGGAAATCTCCATTCTTTTTCTTGTTCTCTCCATTTAGCACCAGGATATGCTTTTGAGTAAAGTTGTTGAGAATGATTTATTAAATCTCTTAACTCTGGCATTGTTCTTCTTATTAACAATGCTCTATGTTTTTGTTTGTGACAATATCGTAGTGGGTCTACTAACATTGCGTAAGACTTTCCACCACCTCTTGCACCACCATAAAACACTTCTCTTTCTGGTGCAGCTAGAAACTCTGTTTGTGGTCCTTCGTTAGGTTTAAAGATTACATCTTTATCTTTTAACGCAGCTTGAATATTAGGCGAAGAACTTTCAATTTTATCTTCTTCAATGATTTGCTTCTTACCATCGAACACTTCATCGATATCTTTGAGTTTATTTTTTGTTGCCCAAAAGTTTTTTTGTGCTTTTTCAAGTTCATGCTTTTTTTCTCTAAGCATGTCTTGTGCTGACTTTCGAGCTTTTTTCTCTTTAATAGTAAGAGGAGCGTTGACGCTAGTTCTTCTTTTTCTACCAGTGCTTTTAGGTTTAGGTTCTTCTACCACCCTTTATGTATCACTCTTTTTAATACTTCTCTTAAACCCATACCAGTTATGTTTCTACCAGTATGATGTGATAACCACTCTGCAGTTTCTTTATAGCTACAGTTGTTATCTATAAAACTTTTTGCTTTATCTATTAGTTCCATGTGTTCAGGTATTTGTATTAATACTTTATTATCTTCTTCTGAAACTTTATATCCTAAAGGTATAACTCTACCTTTTCTTTCTCTAGTAATTTTATCTTCAGTCATTTTGTTTTGGAGGTAAGATAAATACACCATGTGCTACTTTTGCATTGACATCTATCTTTTCTCTTTTTGATAATCCTACTCTATCTAATATTTGTTTTGCTGCTTCCATTCTAATAGATGCACCAGGAGTAGAACCATCTTCTTGTAAAGCGTTTATCATTCCCATACTTGCTCTCGGTGCAAACGCTGCTAATAATTTTTCTGCTCTATCAATTATTTCATCCTTCAAAGATTTTAAAGGTTGATGATAATCTGCATAACCTGCAATCTCTCCTGCAATCTTTGGGTCACCTTGTGCTTCTCCAAATAAAGCATCTAGAAAAGTTTGTTGCTTTTCGGTTACTTCTAAATCTCTTTTATCGTTATCAGGAACTAACATTGCGAACTTTTTGTAAGTGTCTTTCCGTTCTTTCTTTTAACCAATCAGGAGATTTTCTTATTCCAACTTGTTCTTCTATTTGTCTTTCTTTCATTCCGTTACGAGCAGACTCTATCATTTGGTCACGACCTTTATGCTCTGCTCTTTCAATAAAGGAAAGGTTGGGTGCAGTTATCACCATCTCAATGTTTTTATTTCTGAGTGGCTTGGTCCTATCCTGTAAGGATAGATACTCATCCCACACCTCTCCAGTTATTTTATTCCTAAAAGAATAAATCGGCATTATTTTATTTTTATTTGTTTTGGTTTCTTATCTTCTGGAATATTCTTTTCCAATGTAATTGATAAAATACCATTCTCCATTTTTGCAGATTCACATTCTGTAAATTCTGCTAGTGTAAAAGATTTAGAAAACTTTTTAGAAGATATTCCTTTATAAACATAATCTGAATCTTCTGATTTAAGTTCTCCATGAATAGTCATCACATTATCTTTTACTTCAATGTCAATATCATTTTTACTAAATCCTGCTAATGCTAATTCAATATTCCATTTATTGTCATTAAGTTTTTTTATATTATAATGTGGGTATCCTTTAATCTCTGTTCCTGTTAAAGAATCTAATGAGTTAAAGAATGAATCAAACCCTATTGTATAGGGCATGTATTTATCTAGTGTAAAAGTCATTTATACCTCCTTGCTCTAAGCTAGATATATTATCTTACATATGTAAGATTTGACGACCCATATGGCATCATCAAACTTTTGAAACTTTTTTTTTGGTCTCCATCTTTTTTAATTTGCCTTCATTAATCATAGCATAAAAAATGTTCTTTCCTTTTTTAGGACCATATCTTTTTGTAAAATCTTCTAAGGTTCTTTTACCTTGGCTTGTTAACGGCATTTCTTTTCCTCTTTAAACTCAGCTTCGCTCTTTTTGCGATTGCTGCTTGTTGTGGTTTACCACCGAACTTACTTCTTTGTTCCATGACAGTAAGTATCTGAATCTTCCTAGCATACGGTTTATTAATTTTACGAACCTTGCGAACAGTATTCTTTGCATCCTGCACTGATGCATATTTAATTCTAACTGTATCTCTAGGATTCTCATCAGTATATAATCTTCTTCCTGAACCTTTTGGTTTCTTTCCTGTTCCTACTTTAGGGTCAGCCATTATCTCTATTGTTCTCTATAACTTCTACGAACTCTGTTCCTTTGATTGCTTTGTACACATTACCTTTAGGACTTACTGCCTTTAACATGTCGTTGAGACTTCGGAGGATTTTTCTTACGCCCCCCTCTACCAGACCAAAGACATTTATTAGCCCAATAAGCGGCACTCGTAGGACCTTTTGCAATGTTCTTAGCATGACGAGCCTTAAATGACTTCCTAGCTTCTGGACTATAGTTATGACCCATAGAAGCATCACCGAACCGAATAAGCCTTGGTTTGCCGTTGACGAGTATGCCAACTTTACCTTTCTTATTCCCTTCAGTACGAATGACACAAGAGTTAAATCTTTTAAGACCATATTTTTTAAGAAAGTCTTTTCTTTTTTCCGTTTCGCTTTTTGCCATTCTTTTTAGGTTTAAGCTCTCCCACAGCAATCATTATTACTTTCTTTGGTTTCTTATTTTTAGTTTTAGTTCCGTATGACATTACGCCTTTTTCTTTTTATTTGTCATGGTAGCTCCTGCAATTCTATCTGCTTGAGTAGCTGCAGGATTATTATCTATTCCTGCTTTTACAGACAACATACCAAAGTTGGTAGTCCGATTGTTTCGGTTATCGGACTTACCATTCATTTTCATTTTATTAGTGTTCATTTCCAAACTGCCCCTATTATAACTAATACTGTAACTGCAATAATAAACCATTTGGCTTTCTTACTGAGTTTATTCCAGTAACCAAGTATTTTATCTTTCATGATACCCTCCTATACTTTCTTACTTTCTTTGCAATGCCTTTCGGTTGCTTCACAAACTGTTTCCCCTGCTTTGTTCCTTTTCGCTTTGCTCTTGTCGTTGCCGCATATTCCGCAGATGTCAGGCTCTTTATCGCTGCTTCTGGCAGATACCTCTCTCCCGTCTTCGAAGAAGGCTTTCCAGACTTTGTTCGCCACTTCTGTTTTGTCCACGACTTTAGACTTCTCTGTGATTTTGCTAGTGCCATTATTTACCTTGACCACGATACTTCTTGTAATTCCTTCGTTTATGTTTATTCATAGACGACATTTTTACTTTACCATTACCTATACTTGTTCTCTTAGGTATATGGATTAATGCTGTTAGTCCACTCTCCCTTGGTTTCTTAGCCATTTAATTTAAAATATTTTCTTTGATATATATTTAATTCTTCTAATGTATTTATTTCTGTGTCATGTTCACAGAGTTTTTTATATAAACTTTTATTACTTATCCATCCTCTACCATTCCAAAATTCAAATCCATCAAATCTAGATTTATATAAACTTGTATTTTCATATCCAAAAGACAAATAATATTTTTTACATTTGTTTTTAATAGACCAATCAATCTCATGCAATGTAGCATAAGTTCCTAAACCTAACTTTGGATTTTCATAATCCCATCCAAACTGTCCAGTTAGAACATGATTACTTTGAAATACTTTTATCTCTGTAAACGCTATCGGTTTATTTTTAAAATAGTAGATAAAATATTTCCAATCAATGTTGTCTTCTTTTTCAAAGACTTCGCTTTCTTCCTCAAAGTCCTTCTCATGAAACTTCTTATACTTAATATATTTCTTATAAATACTGGAAACAATAGTGAAAAGTGCATCATCTAATTTATCGTATACCTCAACTGTTATATCTTTTTTTCTTAATATCTTTTTTTGTTTTTTACTAAAAGTAAATTTACTTAATAGTAATCTTGTGTTCCTAGCATTAATCCAAGTCAGTCCATCTAACTTTGTGTAATACCAAGATAACGGAATCCATCCGTTCTCAAGAGCAGAACCATATTCTTTCTCTTTAAACTTAGCTAGTGCTAAAGAATAAACTAGGTCGTGATTAGTTAGTTTACCTGTAATGTGGTCAAAGAATAATTCCACTAAGGTCTTTCAAACTGAGTCATATAAGAATCATCAGTTGTAACATCTTCCTCTCTAGTATTTTCTACTGTGTAAAAGTTTTGGTCTATCTTATATCCTGGATTTTTTGTAAGTCTTTCTTCCATAAAAGCATCGTCATACCAAATAGTTCTATTATTTGGATATGCAAAGAAGTTACCGTCATCCATTCTAAACATGTGAGCACATTTATGTTCTGGGTCCTCACTAAAGTTTGTATCTAATACACCTGCTTTATTTTCCCATGCCCAATCTATTGTAAACATATATGTGCCTTTTCTTTTAACACCTTTATAGTCTACAAGTTCTGCTCTGCAGTTCGCTAATCTATTTCTTCTATTGACATCCACATAGGGTGAGAAGCAATCCCAGTACTGATGTATATTTAAATTA